CCTGTTCCAGTACCTGTTCCTGTTCCTCCACCTGTTGTACCACCGGTTGGAGTTCCACCACCACGAGCAGCCAATGCGGCTATTGTAGCAGTTAAGAGATTTAACTGTGTTATTATAGAATCCAACTTAGGAGAATCGGCCACTCCACCTGTTCCACCTGTTCCAGCTCCTGTGCCACCAGCTCCACCTGCTAGTTGACCCGTTATATTAACTTTTCCATCTTTTCCTATACCGCCTGTTAATGAAAATTGTATTTCTTCCATATCACTACCTATTAAAATTATTAATAACAAAATTCTGAATGAAGTTGTTGTACTCACTAATCATACGTAGCGATTAAACATAAGTATTAGCTAGTGGAACTTCAGTTTCTTTACGCCAACGCTGCTACTGCAGAAGTTAATTGGTTTATCTGAGTTATTATAGAATCTAACTTAGGAGAACTACCAATTCCGCCAGTTGTACCACCTGTTGCTGTACCACCTACGGTTGTTCCACCTGCTCCACCTGCTAATTGTCCTGCTATACTAACTTTTCCATCTCGTGATAACCCACCTGTTAATGAAAATTGTATTTCTTCCATACCACTACCAATCAAAATTATTAATAACAAAATTCCGAATGAAGTTGCTGTACTTTCTAAATTACTTGATGCCATAAACAATATAAATAAAATAAAAGCTAATACAAAAGTCATTGCTTTATTCGGATCGTCTAAACCCACAAGTGTTATTTGTAAACTTTCAAATACAATACCATCCCAATTTACAGTAATCTTCTTTGAAGAATCGTTACAATCAAGTCCTATGTACTCGCCTGATATTTTATTAAATTGTTGTTCTAATTCTTTTGCAAACATTCCTAACGTTTCTTTTACATCGGTTTTAATAGCGTCATCGGTTTTAGTTACTGGCCTTGTAATTTCTAAAATTCGCTTCATACCCGCAATCAATTCATCTTTACCGTTTTCTTTTTTTGTAACTTTAATCGCAGGAACTTTTTTACCATCAACTTCTACCAATTCTGGACTACACGCAAGACCAAGTGGTGCTTCTGTCCACTTAGAATTTTCCCAAAACTGTATAAACCCATCAACCATGGTTTTTAAACCAGGTGGATTATTCTCATCAGACTCTTGTACATTAGCAGTTGGAATCGGTAACATATTTTGAGAAAGTCCTCTTACTATCAGCGACTCTGCCTCATCGTAATTAACAGAAACCAATTTTATATTAGAATCTTTTATGTTTGCTTTTCCTTCTAATATATTCTTATATGTTTCAGCCAAAAACTTTCCACCCTCTTCTTCATTTTTTATAAGTCCAGAAGATAATTTTGGATATACCTCTTCTATGAATCGTTCCATAAACGGTGTGTTTTTTGTTTTTGTTTCTTCCGCCATAACTTATATTTTATTTTTAAAGATTGTTTTTGGATTATTCATAACTTATGTTTTATCTATTGCACCTTTACCAGATGATGGCCACCCAAAACGGCATGACCAATATCTCGCTTTATCTCTTGGGCCAGGTGATTGACAATTGTGCCTTGAACGAAATGCTTTTCTACGAGTAGCATTACTTTTCTTTATACGCATTGTTTTTTCACCGCCTTTTCCTTTATGCCCAAAATTTACTTTAACTATATTTCCGTTTGGTTTTCTTACATAAACAGAAAATTTCTTTGGTCCACCTGGTGTTCTGAATGGTTTACCAAGTGAAACTTTTCTTCCACGGTATTTTGCTTCTGTTAAATTTTCTTTTGTACCGTCACCGAGTTTGAAATATAACTCAACAATTGAATCACTACAATCAGTTGTAAATCCTTCTAATGTATATTGCGGATTTTGAATAGTTTCCTTAACAGTTCTATATCCTCCACCTGCTTTTTTGTATGCTTTTACTAATGCAGCGGAAGCATACGCACTTGGCCATACCTTAAATCTTTTTTTAACACGAGATTTTATACTAGAGTATAATTTCTTGTTAGTTGGTACTGCTTTCTCTACTATTAACTGTTTCATTCTGTTCTCCATTTTCCAACTTTGCAATAAAGTTTTTTCTAAACTCTTCAAATTCCTTTTCTATTTTTTCTAATAATTCATCTTTACTTATTGGAACATTCCATTTTTCAGAATCACCGAAAGAATTAGCAAAATCTACTTTAGACAATTCTTCTGCTACTACATTTTTATCTCTCTCTGCTTCCGCCAACCACGCAATAGCATTTTCTTTTACTTTTCTGTTTTCATATTCATCCCACTTACCTTCTAAGCGATATTTGTGTTCCATGTCAATTACACAGTCAAAACACATTCCATGAATATTTCTCATCTTTTCATCTAATCGCTTTGGCATTGAACAAGTACAAGTTTCTTTTGGACAATTTTTGAATGTAGTTAAATACTGATGTAATTCTTGTTGCCATTGTTTTCCAAGTTTTACTTTATATCCAGTCTTTTGTTCCCATTCATTTCCATCAGAATCAAACCATTTATCACCAACTTTTCTTGTTTCTGTATCTTCTAATTTTTCACCAGCATAGCCAACTTGAACTTTATTCTGACTATCGTGTTCACCTGCAAGAAGTTTTTTAACATCTTGTACATTCTCAATTTTTATTTCCATAACATAACCTTTTATTACTTTATTAACTTTTATCTATGATTTGATAAACTGTTTTTATAAATCTTTTCTTAACTGGATCATTTGGACTATTACCCATTTCCTTGAAAAACCCCTGGTAATATTTTTTTAGTGCGTCTGATGCATCAAGTGGTATTTCATTGTATTGTAACATTTTCAATATTGATTTATCAGTTTCCATTGGAAAATTCGATCTCATTTGTTCTACAAATTCTTCTGCATGAGCACCAATTTCCATTGTATCAGACAAATATGTTTTCCAAAAATTTGAATCATCTTGCGATAAACGATTATATGTGGTCGGCTTAATTGTAAAAGAATTTAAAAATTCCTTTACTCTTTGTACATAATGTATCAGCTCATGTGCAATAGCAGGTAAAAATACTTTCTTAACAAATTCTGATATTATACTATCAACGGAAGTTTCAATTGAACCACGCTTTGCAAGTTGTATCTTTACAAAGAATGGAACAAATTCAAGTGTGAAATATATTGCAAAGTTCATTTTATCCAAAGAGTTACCACCAGAAGTCCCCATCGAAGCACCGCCAGAAAACTCATCACTATTGGTAGAGAATTGTATCAACTCAGAATTAAATTTTGTATAATTTATTTTATTGTTTAATTCATATTCTGAATCAAAATCGGTATCAAGTAAATGTTCTATTTCCAAAGAGAATCCTGCATTTACTTTATCTTTACCATTTTTAAGACAATACTGTAAAACTTTTGTTATTTCAGGAAATTTGGCATCAAGTGAACCTCCAAGTTCAATATTAACAGATTGTAATTTAATATTATTAGAAATTTTTTCACCATATTTTTTAATATAATCTTCGTTTTTCATCCAACGATTTACAATTGATGTAATATATTGTTGATTTTCAAGTCCAGATTCGGTTTTAGAAACTATAATACTCTTAAATCCATTAAAACTAGAATCTAATCGTATTAAATCAGCAATTTCCGTAAAAAGTTCTATGGCAACTGGTTCTATTTCTTTCAATAAACCAGTCGGTAATGTTGCTACTTCATTTATTTGTTCTACTTCTTCTGTTATAACAGATTCATATACTTTATCATATTTAATATCTTCAATAGTTATAGAATCATCATTAAATAATATGTAATCATTCCAATTATTACTTATCCTATTTTTTAAACCATCAACGCCATTATTAAATAAAAATAAAGAAGCGTATTTATCACCACCTAAAATTCTTGATAAAGTTTTGTAAAATAACCAACCACTATAAGCAAACTTAACAACTTCATCAGAATTTTTACCATACCCCTTAATTGATTCTACAATTTTATTAACTATATCCTCTTCAACTGGATTCTGTGTGTCTATTAAAACATATTCTTTTTTATCTTTAAAAAGTTTTACTTTATATAAGTAATCACCGTACTGATTATGTGGTATATTATCAGAAAAATAAAGCCCATATCCATATCTTTGTCTATTACTATCAACACTAACATTTGATATATCAAACTTATGAAGATTTTTTGAACTTCTGTGATAAGCTATTATTTCCTCTGTTATAACAGATTCAAATACTTTATCCCAAAACTTTCTTGTTATCATGTGAAGTGGTCTTAACTCGCCTTTATTTTTCTTTTTTACTTCTATCATTTCACCGCGTTTTACATTCATTCTTGCAACAACTGTATTAAAAATCTGAGCATCAAACCAACCAAAAATAGAAATAAAACGAGATTTTAATTCTGTTAGTTTAGCAGTTTTATCACCCAACGCTTTTTGAATATTTTCCTGATTCATTTGTCCAAAGCTGGGTATAT